TGTACAAGCAGGTGCAAGTATTCAAATTTCTCAAGACTACAGTTCAATGGTAAACTTTGCACGATGCAAAGTACTTGGTGCGAATGTTCTCAGAGGACCCAAGCAGAAACCTTGGGATGGAAAACTTGAATATGATTATCAACTCTGGATTGATAACGACATTGTGTTTGATACTGAGAAGTTCTATCGTCTTGTAGCAATGGACAAAGATATTGCTGCTGGTTGGTATTGCACTGAAGATGGTCGCACAACATCAGTTGCTCATTGGTTGGATGAAGAAGACTTCCGAGGCAATGGTGGAGTGATGAACCATGAAACCTTGGAGACTATGAGCAAGCGTCGCAAACCGTTTACAGTCGATTACACAGGATTTGGTTGGGTTCTAATTAAGAATGGAGTCTTTGAGAGTCTTGAATATCCTTGGTTCGCTCCAAAGATGCAAGTCTTTGAATCAGGTGAAGTTCAGGATATGTGTGGCGAGGATGTCTCATTCTGTCTAGATGCCAAGGATGCAGGATATGAGATTTGGTGCGATCCAACCATTCGAGTTGGTCACGAAAAAACTCGTATCATTTGATTTTTCAAAAGCACTTATATACCTTGTAGGTGCTTTTATTTTTTATAACTTATAAAACCGTTTATTAGAGGATGTAGAAATTATGGCAGCAAAAAACCGTAAAGAAATGAAGGTTGAGAGTATTCCCAAACTTACTCGTCAAGGAAGCAGCAAGAATACTAAATATTCAGCGACAAGTCGTAACAAAGCTGGTAAAAAATATAGAGGACAAGGTAGGTAATTTATGTACCATTTGGACGTTAACGATGAATGGAATGCAATTCATCATAACGACCTATGGATTTACAATAAATTACAATTAAGTCGGGTTTTAGGGTATCAATGTGGTCCAGTTGGGACTACAGTTCCTAAACCCGACTTTTATATTGTAAGACCATCCATCAATTTTCTTGGAATGGGGCGTTTTGCTGAAATTTTATGGATAGAAAACTCTACAGATCACTTTTATCCTTCAAATTTTTGGTGTGAAGTGTTTAAAGGAGAGCATTTAAGTGTTGATTTTTGCCATCAAGAAGCAAAATTAGTAGTAAGAGGCATAAAAGACGACAATGATCCTCTTTATAAATGGAAAAAATGGGAAAAAATCGATAGAGAAGTAAAATTTCCAGAAATTTTGCAAAATTTAAAGGGAAATTATGACTGGATTAACTGCGAATTCATTGATGGAAAGCTAATTGAAGTGCATATTAGACAAAATCCAGACTTTAGATATGATAATGACGTTGCAATACCAGTTTGGGATGATGAAAATCAAAAAAATTACGAAAAATTGAGGTATATAAAGGATTCTGACTACAAAAGGAAAGGATTTTATATTAAATAAATAACTTGTTTACTGTAAATTGGAGGTATATGGAGATTGGAAAAATTTTCAATGGGAAATCATCTTCTTTTAGAAGTCTATGATGTTGAATATAGTCTTCTAAATGATGGTATTTCCATTCAGGAAGCAATGGAAACAGGCGTAGAACGCGCAGGAATGACTATTTTGAACATATACCAGCATTGCTTTATTCCCCAGGGCGTCACGATTGTAATGGCGCTATCTGAAAGTCACGTTTCATGTCATACTTGGCCAGAAGAAGGATGTATCGCAATAGATGTTTATACTTGTGGACCAGGAAACCCTAAATTAATTGCTCTTGAGATGTTAAAATACTTAAATTCGGACAATTATTCTTTACGTCATATTTTACGTTAAATAATTGATAGGAGATAGCAACCTCCTTTCAAAAAAGTTCTGTTTTTTCGTAAAACAGGAGCTAAAATGTCTAATTTACCAGTAGATAGAGACAAAAATTACATGTATACCATGTGGGGAACTACAAAATTAGTTACTGATTATCAAAATGATTCACAAAAGAGAGTTATTCAAGAAATTATGCATGATAATGCCCCCAAACATAATTTAAAAGCACAAACAGAGTTGCATGAACGTATTCGTAATGATGAGGATTATGACGATTGGGAATATGGAACAGAACCTAGTTACGGGAAGTCCATTTAAAACTCTTATAGATATATTAAATACTTAAAATATGAATGGCACTCAATATTTCCAGGAGTTTTAAAGACATTAGTTTGTCTTTTTCTAGACATCCTGTAACTAATGATATTATTCCTATTAAAAATGAGGATGCCATTAAAAGATCTGTTATAAATTTGGTGAGAACTCGTGTTGGGGAGAGATTTTTCAATTCCTTAATTGGCACATCAGTTGAAAATTCTCTCTTTGAAAATCAAGATGAATCACAAGCGATATTTATAACCCAACAAATCGAGTCTACTCTCAAAAATTTTGAACCAAGAATAAAGGTAAGGAATGTTGCTGTTGAATTTCCATTAGATACCAATGAAATGAATGTAAAGATTGATTATGACATTGTTGGTCTGGGATTTCCCTCACAAAATATAGAGTTTTTACTACTACCATCTAGAACATAATGTCTTTCAATCAGTTCACAAATTTAGATTTTGGCGATTTAAGATCTCAGATAAAAGATTATTTGAGAGCAAATAGCAATTTTACTGATTTTGATTTTGAGGGATCTAATTTTTCAACATTAATTGATATTTTAGCATATAATAGTTACATAACTGCCTACAACACAAACATGGCAGTTAATGAGTCATTTCTTGATAGTGCAACTTTAAGAGAGAATGTAGTAGCACTTGCTAGGAATATTGGTTATGTCCCTAGATCAAAGAGAGCAGCAAGAGCAAAGATTAACTTTACTGTAAATTTAGGAACAAGAGATTCAAGAGCAGTAGTGTTAAAATCAGGAGCAGTTGCTCTTGGTGCTGTAGAAGGTGGAAATTATATATTTTCTTTGCCAGAAGATAAAACAGCAATAGTTAATGATGCAAATATTGCAATATTTGAAGGGGTAGAAATATACGAAGGAGCATTTTTAAGAAAAAATTTCAAAGTTGATAATTCACAGTTCAACCAAAAATTTATATTACCAAATCCAAATATAGACATATCTACTATTAGAGTTTATGTAACTAATACAACTACTGAAGAATATAAATTATATTCAAATATTTTTGATTTAAAAAAAGATTCTAAAATATTTTTGATTCAAGAAATACAAGATGAAAAGTACGAAATTATATTTGGCGACAATATCATTGGGAAAAAACCACTAGATGGTTCTTCAATCGAAGTAACATATGTGGTTACAAATGGAAAAGATGCTGATGGAGCAAATAATTTTACATTTTCTGGAGTATTACGTGATAATAACAATGAAGTTGTTACTTCTGGAGTATCTGCGATTACAACTATACAAAGCGCAGAAAATGGAGATGATATTGAAACTATAGACTCTATCAAATATCTTGCCCCAAGAGTCTACGCATCGCAATATAGAGCAGTTACTGCAAATGATTATAAAGGTATTATTCCTTATATTTTCCCCAATGTAGACTCTGTAACTGCATATGGTGGAGATGAATTGGATCCACCAGAATATGGAAAAGTTTTTATATCAATTAAACCAAGAAGAGGAAAATATATTTCCAAATTAACAAAAGAAACAATAAAAAAACAATTAAAACAATATTCTGTAGCTGGAATCAAACCAGAAATTGTTGATTTGAAATATCTTTTTATTGAACTCGATGTGAATGTTTATTATAACAAGAGTACAACATCAGATGTATCCTCACTGCAAGGAAGCGTAATTAATACATTAAAGTCATATGGAGATTCCTATGAAATTAATAATTTTGGAGGAAGATTCAAATATAGTAAAGTAGTATCATTGATTGATACTACAAGTGATTCTATAACTTCAAATATAACTAAAATTAAGATAAGAAGAGATTTGCAACCAGTATATGGAAAATTAGCAACATATGAAATTTGTTTTGGAAATAAATTTCACGTTAAAAAGAACAATATAAAAGATGGTAGAGGATACAATATAAAATCATCAGGATTTACTATCGACAAAGTAAGTGGAATATTGTATATGAGTGATGTTCCTGTAACTGAAACTGTTGGGAGTATTTTCTTTTTTAGATTAGAAAATAATGTTCCATCAATAGTAAAAAATAATGCAGGAACGGTAAATTACGAAAAGGGAGAAATAACTTTAGATGTTGTTAACATTACGAGTTCAGAAAACCCTGAAGGTATACAAATACAAGCAGTTCCCGAATCAAATGATGTTATTGCACTTAAAGATATATACTTGGAATTAAGCATCCAAAATACTGTGGTAAATATGATAGAGGATACTATTACCTCTGGTGAAAATACTTCTGCAACTACTTATATCACAACTTCAAGCTACGTAAACGGAGAATATACAAGGTAAAATGTCAGAAATCAAAAAAGTAAAAATTCAAAATATAGTAGATTCTCAAATTCCAGAGTTTTTGAGTGAAGAATCATCTCTTTTTAAAGAATTTTTAGAGCAATATTATATTTCTCAAGAATACCAGACTGGCGCAGTAGATTTAGCAGAAAACATAAGTTATTATAAATCTATTGAAAATTTTAATAACGAGACTTTTTATAGTAAATTTGTACCTTGTGTATTAGCAGAAGAAATAGTTGCATTTGATACTACTATAAATGTAAATCATACTATTGGATTTCCTTCAAAATATGGTTTATTAAAAATAGATGATGAAATTATTACATATACGGGGAAAACAGATAACTCATTCACCGGATGCATTCGCGGATTCAGTGGAATTGATAAATTAAATGCCGATTTAAATTCGGAAGTATTAAATTTTTCTACCACTTTTGCACGTTCGCATAACAACGCATCTACTGTAGAAAATTTGAATCTAATTTTTTATGATAGATTATTTTCAAAATTTAAATCTCAATTTATACCAGGATTTGAAAGTAGAGATTTTGTTCCAGGAATTAACATCCAAAACATTTTAACAAGAGCTAGAGATTTATATTCATCAAAAGGAACAGATACTGCTTTTAAAATTTTATTCACAGTTTTATATAATGAATCCATTAAAGTATTAAAACCTCAAGATTACTTATTGAGACCTTCTGATAATAATTATGTTGTTACTAAAAATATTCTTGTAGAAAAAATAACCGGAGGTGACCCTTTATTATTAAAGGGAGAGACATTATATCAAAATATCGGAGATAATTTTTTAGCAAGTGCCTCAATTTATAATGTAGAATTTAGACCTCTCGATGATGTAAATTTATACGAAATTTCTTTAGATACCGAATCATTTGTTTCAAATTTTTCAACTACTAAAACAACTAAAGTTCTCGAAAATGTACCTTCAGGGGCAAATTATATTTTTGTAGATTCTACAGTAGGATTTCCAAACAAAGGAAAGTTATTGGTAAAATCCAAATTATTAAATGATATATTTACAGTTGAATACAAAGACAAAAATACAAATCAATTTTTGGGAATTTCAGGATTAACCCATAATATTTCTTTTGGTGATATAATTTTAGAAAATAATCTTGTATATTCTTTTTTAAATGATGATAGTCAAATTAAATTCCGTCTTATCAATGTAATTGATAATGTAAACTACGATAATACTTCCAATCTTAGAGTTGAGGATAAAGTATCACTATCTTCCTTTGGTTTAGATCTCAGTGAAGATCCAAAGTTTAATAGTTGGATTTATAATTTACCAACATATCATGAAATTAAAGAAATCAAGCTTACATCTTCATCAAAATGGAGAGTAGAGTTTTATGATTCTATTAATTTTTATATTAATGATACTTTAAAATTTTTGAATTTGCAGGATCCAAATGACACAGAAAAAACAGCATTAGTAACAAATATAATATCAAACAATATTGTTGAGGTAGAATCTGTTTCAAGTCTTTCAAATAAAAAAAGAGTTGAAAAAACTATCTCCAAAGCATCTAGCAATAAAAATAATTTTCCATCCATTTCTATTTTGCCAAGTAATGTGCAAAATACTTATATTGATTCCAACAGAGAAAATTTCTACGTTGCTGCATCTGGACTCCCATCATATAAACTTTTTTCGGAAAATAGAAAGGTCAATGTGACCACTTTGTCTGGTACTGGCAAAACAACAGTATTGGAAACTGATAATGTACATAATTTTTATACTGGAGAAAAAATTTATTATTTTTCCTCCAAAAATTCTGGTATTAATACCGGAATTTACCATGTAACTACAATAGGAAATCCACAAGATAGTAAAAAAATTAAATTATCATATAGCAAAAATGATTTATTCGCTAAAAAATATATTCAAATAAATTCCGGAATTACTAGTGACTATTTTGTAAAACTTGATTATCAGAATAAAGATTTATTTAATCAAAAAATATTTAAAAAGTTTAAAATCAATAATACAGAAAAAGAATTTGTAAAAAAGGAAGATAAAAAAACAAACAATAGACAAGTTGGAATACTTGCCAATGGAGTAGAAATATATTCTCCAACTCTTTATGATGAAAATATTTACTATGGAATTATTGACTATATTGAAATTACAAATTTTGGAGATGGATACGATGTTATTAACTATCCAAATTTAGACATTATAGATCAAAATGGATATGGAGCAAAAGCGCATTTAAATGTAACTGGTTCATTAAAAGAAATAAAAATTATTACCCCTGGTATAGGATATCAAACTAAACCAAAAATGACTTTGGTTGGTGGAAATGGAACAGGTGCAGTAATTGAGCCAAATTTAGTAAAGTCTCAAATTGTTTCTGGATTTAAAGGGAACGGTGATGGAGTAAATCCAACTAACAATACAATTTCATTTATAGAAAATCATAATTTTGATGATGGCGAAGAAGTAATATATGATTCAAATTTCAATTCTAATTTAAATCCTCTCGTATCTAACTCTACATATTTTGTTGGAATTCAAAGTTCAAGGCAGTTAAAACTTTATCCTACAAAATTTGATGCTATCCAAAAAACAAATGAAATAAATTTAGTTGGTATAAGTTCTGGATTTCACAGATTAAAGTCATTAAATTCCAAAAATACTATAACAAAAGTATACATAAAAAATAGCGGATCTGGTTATTCAAATAAAAAGGTTACAATTCCTTCTAACCTTTCTTTTGATAATAAAACCAATGGCGTTAATACATTTGATGACTATATCTTTGCAAAGAGTCACAATTTTAAAACGAAAGATTTAGTCAGGTATTCATATCAAACTACATCAATTTCTGGTCTATCTACAGAAACTCAATATTATGTGACAGTTATTGATTCCAATAAATTTAAACTTTCCGAAGCTGGGATAGGAACTAGCGTAAATGATAATGATTTTAACAATAAAAAATATGTATCTTTTGGAAGTATAGGTGCAGGCACCCATACGTTTTCATATCCTCCAATTGAAATTATTGTAGAATCTCTTTCTGGTATAGGATCCACAGCAGCAGTTAAACCAACATTAAAACCCGTAATTACGGGTCCTGTTGACAGTGTTTTCATGATTGATGGAGGAATAGGATATGGATCTTCTGATATTATTAATTTCCATAGAAGACCATATATTGGGATATCAAGTATCACTTCGGAAGCTTTATTAAAACCAATAATTCTCAATGGATCAATTGTAGATGTTCAGATTTTAAATTTTGGTAGAGGATATAATGAAGGTATTGATATTGTAGTTAATGGATCTGGATCTTTTGCAGAATTGGATCCTATTATTGAAAACGGAAGAATTGTCAATATTAATGTCATAAATGGTGGAGTAGGTTACGATAAAGACAAAACCTCCATATCTGCTATTAGAAGAGGACGTGATGCTAAATTTATTGGAAATATTTTTGAATGGAAAATAAACCAAGTAGAAAAAAATAAAAATTTATTATCTTTGGATGATGAAGGTATAATTGTACCAAGTAAAAATCAAGAATTTGGACTTCAATTTGTACATTTTTATCCTCCAAAAATATTAAGGAAGACAATAAATGACCATATTAATAATGACAATAAAGAAATTATAAACAGTGTTCATTCTCCTATTATTGGATGGGCATATGATGGAAATCCAATTTACGGACCATATGGACAAGTAAATTCGGACATAAGAAGAATAAGATCAAGTTATATAAAAAATGTAGAGTCAAATAGATTATTGAGACCAGATTTCCCTGAAGGATTTTTTATTCAAGATTATTCATTTTCTAGGGCATCTGGCGACTTAGATGAATATAATGGAAGATTTTGCATAACTCCAGAATTTCCAAATGGAACTTATGCTTACTTTATGACAATTGATTCAAATCCAAGTTCTTCTCCAATTTATCCATATTTGATTGGTGATTACTTCAAATCAAATCCAATTCTAGAGAATTTTAATTCAAGATTTAACCAAGATGAATTTAGCAATCAGATTGAATCGGAATTATTATCTTTGATCCGCAATTTAGGACCATACTACATAAATTCTACATATTCTGGATATGGTCTTATTGACAAAGTAAAAAGTAAATATAAACAGGAATTTTTAGTAAAAGAGATATATCCGTCTTCAATTGATGATTTGCTGATTTATAGTAGTGGAAACAACTATAAAGTATCTGATAGCTTAATTTTTGATAATTCGGACACAGGAGGAACAGGAGCTTCTGCAGCAGTATCTAGAATAAGAGGAAAAAATCTTTATAGTATTAATATTGGTATTTCTACGTTTAATGAAGTATCTTTTAGCAATTCTGGAAATAGTATTACTGTTGATGTTGGATACCCCCATAATTTATTAACTGGAGATAAAGTTTTAATAAGCGGAGTATCAACAAATCAATATTCTAATTATGAAGGAATAAAAAATATTTTTGTACCAAAGTCTTCACGAACAGGAATTTTAACTAATATTGAAAATTATTTAACTACTGGAGATTCTACCAATATTTTTGTTAGTGATGTTACTGGATATGAAGTAAATGATTATATTCAAATTGATTCTGAAATTTTAAGGATAACCTCAATTGATTATGGTCTTAAAAAGTTTTCTGTCGATAGAATTAGTAATATTGGAGTTCATACCGCAGGAATTTCTTCAGTTACATTACTTCCCAGAAAATTTGTTTTTTCAAACAAATCTATTGATAAAAAAATACAAAAAAATAACACTTTATACTTTAGTTCAAAAACACTAGTCGGG